TGAGAAACGAATACTCAGGCTTGAAGAGCCCAACTTCGGAAAGTTGACTATCTACTGGCTATCTCTGAAGGAGAGTGCTTTGAAGAAGCTTAGTTTTCGCCAGTTATTCGAACGCCTCCCTACACTTTCTAGAAAATCTTATACGAAAGCTTCGGGTATCCTCTATAGTTCAGCCTAATTTATGTTATTTTCAATTTGCATCCTCCTGCTTAGATGGATCGGAGGGTAGCATTTCTAGAATTAAAAGAATTTTCAACTATAGAGGCACGGTCGTAGTGAACCCTAATAAAAACCCTGCCAACGCAATGCTGGTTAGGGAAAAGTTAAAAGTTCACTAATCTGTACTAGACAGAACATTGCGCCGTGTGCAGCGTCATAGAGCTACCCCACTAGGGCGTGCAGCTCTATTGTCGACAAAGGACTATTTGGCTCTTTTATGAATCAAATAACCCCCCTAAACAAAGTGTTTAGAAAGTCTCAAATTAAACTGAAGGTTTAATTTGGCGTATTCACATACGACTATCCATAAGGATTTGGTTCAACTCGCGGATCGCTTTTAAGGAAAGCGTGCGAGTAAGGTCAGCTCCACTCCTCAACCGTTGTTTGGCTAAAGAGCATCGAGTTCGTTTCTGACCCGCGTGTTTTAGATGGTCCGCCAGGGGATTGTCCTCAATTTCCCACATACCTATTTGTAAGTGGCAGGTAGGACATTCCATAGCTGTTCCGTTAAAGTAGAGCCCTGCTTCATGGAATAACTGAATATCGGATTCAGTTGCTTCTACTTCCGCTAACGAATGAGCGACAGCTTCAAGGGAAACATCTTTCAGCGGCTTGCTGAGTTGGCTTGGGATGAAGTACGTTGTAGCAGATGGTAGAGCTGACAACGGAGTCGATCTCGAAAATTCAATTCCAGATGCATCGACATAAATGGTTATTCTAACGGTGTTACTGGTTGTACCAAATTGGGCACCGTTAAATGTGATGTACAAATAACCATTATTCCCGGACCTTGAAACCCAAGGGTTTTCCTTCCGCCAACCACACATGATTTCAGCTTCGGAATTGTCCATAGTAGTTTGATGTGGAAACTGTCTAAGGACAAACTGACTCGGTTGTGTAGCTGGTTTCTGATCGAGATGAGCGATAGTTCCTGCTCCGGCGACTGTGCGAGGAGTATTGAAAAGGACCTTGAATTTAAGGTTTCCTCTCCAATTGCGGTGTCGGCGGGCTTCTTGTCGCACATAAGGTCCAAAAGTGTTTGCATTGATAGGGATTGCAACACTGGGCGTCGGATCTGCCTCTGTAACTTCCAATTCGAATGACTCTACAAATGCATAAGTTTTGGCTACAGCATTTGCACCTTCATCCATTGGGAGGGAACGCAGTGGCGTTTGGAACTGATTACCTGGGGTTTGATAATCAGCTGATTCTTGAACATCCATCTGTTCCTCGGCGGTTGGTTGGACTGTAGACTCTGATGGTCGAGTCTGGAGCTCAGGTGGACTATACTCCCAAGGGAAATAAAGTACATCTACCAACTTTGGTGTGTAAACCTTGCCATGAGCTAGAGCGATATCGGCATGGATTTTCTTGTTTATCTCTGCTAATGCACATCGGAGATTGTCTCTAATCTCTACTTCGTCAGTTCTATCAACAAGGGAAGAAATATCCTCATAGCCTTTGTATATAACTATGTATCTATTCTCTTCTGCTAGGGAATCCCAGTAAGCGTGCTTGACTAGGTCCTTAGTGTCCTTAGTGACATAGGGGGCGAAGTGGTGTCCGTACAGACGCAGGTTGGTATTCAAGAAAGTAAGGCACTTGCACTTACACTCTAAGGCTGAATTACACATCTCGCAATTAATATCTCCCCATACTCGTTTGGAAGTCAAACTGCAGGCATGGGGACAACAGTGTTTGAGTCCATCAAAACGCATCTGCTCTTCGGCTGTACTCGATGAAAGAGTAAGATCTCGAATGGCGTGGTAACTTGAATGGTCAACACTAGCGAAGACATTAATTGGTACGGTATTTCCAAAGTTGTTTATGGGCTGAGCATAGAACTTTGGCAGGAATGACAAGAAATTTTGTTGCAGGGTCTGTGAATTGTCATAGTAAAAAGCGGTGTTGGCGCGGTCCCAATATGGTGTGAGATCGAGATCTCCCTCTTTTGGGTCCCACTCAATTCCTGGTAATTCAAAGAATTGATCTCCGCTCACAACTAGGGAATTCACTTGTGGCAACTGTATAATTCTATATCGGGCTGGGTTCTGAATCGTTTGGGTACCACAGAACTTTAGTGCTGGATACTTCGTCCAAATCTGGTGCCTTGCATAATTCACTAGGAGTTCCTCGGGAAGGGTGAATGTGAATTCTTGCGGGGTAGCATCAGCGATATTTAAGGTGCTAACAAGGTATCTCTGATTAGTCTCTCGGACGCTTTCAGTGGTGTTCTTACCATATATCACTGGATTTGGATTGGTTCTGGGTGCGATATCAGGAGTGTGGCCCGTCAGGTCAGTCATTTCTACATCGGATGTGTGTTCTCCTGGTTGTTCAATGTCCATTTGTTCTTCTGCCGTTGAAACAGTGGAGGTCACAGGACTGAAGAGTAGCTTGAGATCACCGTAGGTGGACTGGGTGATGAACAGTTCTCCTTCCTCAGGTACTACAAAGGGTAGAGTAGAGGCAAACACTGTTTCCATGTAGCTGTTGGTGGTGTTTTCTACAATGGTTACAATAGTTCCTTGTCCAGGAATGGAGGCTTTAGCGTCGTTCACTAGCTTTCCGGACACGGCCACATTATAGGCTCCAGGGGGAATTTTTGTACCATTGGATGCTATAAAACCCTCAGGGGCTTGTTTTACAGGTCTCAGGTTGTACAGTGTTTGTTGGACTGGGCAAGAGTAAATGTCTACGATGACACTCTGTCCATTACTACCAATGGTGCTGATATTGAGGTTGCCGAAAAGGTCGGACATATCTGCATCGGGCGTTGCCATGGGATACACAGCAGACCATGGTAGTAAGACAAAGATCTCGTTCTTCTCTACGGGGGCCCATTCAAAGCCAATACCAACAGTGCTGTTGGCTCCAGTTTGTTTATCTGACCAATTCACATAGAATCTATCGGATCTATCGAGTGGCATCTTGCATACTAATTTTACTAACATACCACAGTGGTAGTAGTAGAAAAAGTCGCGGTATGCGTGAACTCGAGGACTAGTGACTAACGGAATGTTAGTTCCACTGGCGTCAGAAGTCCAACTGGTAGAGTAGGCCCAGGAATAAACATGGTTCGGAGTGGTATAACCCGGGTTTCGAGCTATTCCGGCATGAATATCTATGGCGTGGTCACTCATGGTAATGGCATTGACTGTTCCATCAGGTGTTTCGACAGGTACAATGGGTCTCCCAAACATCTGTCCAGGCATTTTTGACATGTTCATAGCTAATCTAGAATCGGGTCCTGCTTGTTTATTGCTTAGGTCGTCACCAAAAGTAGACATGTTAGCAACTGAACTCTCACCAGGAGCAGTACAGTTGTTGTTAAAAATGGCTCTTGAAGTCATGATTATTACAATTGCTAACTATGCCCCCCATCGAAAAGTAATCGGTTAAAGCGGATTACTTGGTCAACTTATGAATAAGCTTAGCACGATATCCTCGGTATGAGGGTTTTGGCGTGTTAAGCCCAGTGAGTGATTTAAGATGGCGGTTCATGCGCGGGTGTAGAAGGCGCACAAAATTCTCAAATTTCTCAACTCCCAGTTGTGACATTTCGATAAGGGCATTCTCATAGGTGTCTTGGAGAATGTCTACTGAATCTGCGGGGTATGAGCACCAGTTGAACTGTCCCAGGATAGAACTCTCTTCTATCGGTGACATGATGATCCGGTTTGAAGCTTCAGATGGGAGGAATCGCCTCTTCAGAAATGAAAGTTCTGAAATGTGCAATAAAGCTGATTCAGAACCAGTCTTTGCGGCGTTGGTGTATTCCTGCCCTAGGAAATTCATCCAGTAGGCTAGCTTTTGGAAGGTGACTGTGTCGACTGCCCTAAAAACAAAGACAGCATCGTCGCCAAAGCATGAAAAGCCTATTTCAGAAAGAAAGTCCCTTAAGGAACAATTCTCTTTTCCTAGGATTTGTCTAAAGCAAAACCAGTGGTACATAAAGTTTACTGTACAGTTCAACTCAGTAGTCAAAGGGTTTCCGGAGGGGTTTCCGTGTTGGGATTGCCATACGACATCCCCTGACTGTTGGAAAGTCTCTACACATTCAGAGCATATCACCTTTATGATCTCTTCGACTTCGTCGGGTTGAACATCATACTTGGTCTGGTAAGTCTGCTCAGCAATAACTTTGGCGAAAATCCGGATGGCTGCAAACATAAAGTCTGCCCTCAGATTTCCATCGTAACTTGAGTAGTCACAGTCGAAGCCATAGTTACTGACGCTCACTAGCTTGTTGTAGAGTCTTCCCCAATCAGGTGATAGACAATCTGTCCCGACTGAGTGACCCAACTCGATTCCTTTCTTTTGCCAGGCTGCTTTGAAGCGGCCCATCATGATTCTCACTGCGAGAGAGAAATCAAAAGGTGCGGCGGTGAAAATGCGAGTTTTCCCTTGATGTACTTTTGGGATGGGTCTTGTTTCATCTTTGAGACAATCTTTCCACAGGGAGAAGGGGCGAAGGCCTTTACGGGCTAGGGTTATTCTATTGAGAGTTGCCTTTTGTACTTCCTCTACAGGTTTGACTTGGCACTTCCCATTAGGATATAATATTCCCGTGGGTTCAATAAGCCCTTGCTTGCTGGTGCCCCCCTTCATGGTGTTATAGGGGATTCCTGGGGAGGATTTGACATTCATAGGCTCGAGATCAAAAGCTGGATTTCCCGATAGAGCGTCCTCGATGGATATCATTGAAAGGTTCTCTTCAGAGAAGATGTCTTTCCAATACTCTGTGAGCTCTTCTTCCATTTCCTCTAACTCTTCGGTAATCAATGGGTCCTGCGGTAACTGTTTACACCATTTGCTAGTGTTCTTTGTGACTAAGTTTATTTCAACTTCATCACCCGCTGGGTTGACCATCGTTAGAGGTTCTTCTGGATGGGCTTTGTTGTATGCTCCCATACTAAGAAAGGCTGGACAGGTATCAACTGGGAAAGCACCGTGGCACGGATGCTTGTTGATAGCACTCTTCCCATTAGATGGGGTTTCAAAGGCTCTTGTTCCTATGACTTGCTTCTCTAGGCCTACTGGGGCATAAATGGGATCCTCTCCACAGGGTGAGATTGTCTCATACAATGAATTTGGTATGACGGGATAGGTTGTCTTTCCAATATTCATCTCCTCTTCAGCGTCTACGAATCCTTCTTCGTCGGCGTCCTCTAGAAGCATTTCAATCCTCTCGTCAGTTAAGACAGCGAAGGCACTGAAATCGGATGCTCCTACTATATGGAATCCTACAAGCTTCTTGTGGGTTTTAGGACACATTAGCATTACTGGTGATCCACAGTCTCCTTTTACGGTATCTGCTCCAGAACTGACTAAGTTTGTAGCCACCCATAGGTGATCGTATTCTTTGGTTTCCAGGTTCTTGAATGTTATACGGTGTTCCTTATGGAGGATCATATTGACATTTAACATATAGGTTGTTTTATCCTGATTGGGAATACAAATCACTCCACGGGAGTTGGAGCGGAGTCTATCGATAAGCTCACTTTCTTTAGGGATGAACTTACGTTTGGACTGTAAGGTTACACCAGTAACTCTGGCTATGGCAATGTCCCATCGGGGTCGAGCTTTCTCTATTTTCGCTGCGTAGTTTCCTCCTTTGTAAGCAATTGAGAACGTTTCTCCAACAGGGTATTGTTGCGTGGTATGTGCTGGGAGAACAAAGTGAGATTGAGAAACTGGAATTCCCCTCACTAGTACTCGTCCGTCTGGGCGGAGCACATAGATTGCTGACTCGTTAATGCTTCCTGCTTGAGTTCTACAGTTTTCGTCGACACTGGCTTCCTCCTCAGTTTGAGCGTTGGACTCTGTCATTGCAATTGGTTCTGGATTGATCTTATTCAACTTTAACCCATATTCTTCTGCGACCTGTTCTGCTGTAAGGGGTTTCTTGTCCAGGTTGGACTCGACTTCAGCAAAGGTTTGTTGGTCGACGCAGAGGCCGGGAAGGCGTTTATGAGCGGTAGCTGAAGATCCATCAGAGCAGGGTATACGCTTCTGAGTAAGAGCTGACTCTACCCTAGCGTGTCTTCTGATGATTCGCTTTGATTCTCCAGATTGCATTGTGGCTCGGGATCTAACAATCCTCTTCGACTCCCCTGACTCTTCGGATGGCATGGAACGGATTATCTCCTTGTTGGAATCCCTCTCGAAGTGTTCTGGGTGGATTAGGAAAGTGTTGAATTGTTTTAAGTTATCACCTTCTTCAGTTACGTTGGTATAGGTGGTTGGGGCTAAGAAACAATTCAGGTAGGTGTATTCTGCTTGTGCAATCCACGATCCTAGCTCAGTCTCGGAGAGACGGCAACTTTCAACTATAAAAGCTCCCATGGCATCTGGTCCTGCTGATGCGGGGTCTTGATTGTGGAGCTTCTCCAGTATCTTGTGCAGTCTGAGGATATTTTCTTGATTGTAGTGGTATCCACATTTTGTCTTCCAGAAGAGGGATCCTACCTCGTTCTTGCAACCCTTGGTTCCGGGGAATCGAACACTCTTTAACCACCTGCAATCGTCGTGACAGCGGTAGAATTTACAGAATGTTTGATGGTACTTGTTTACTAAGGCCCAATGAATGAGAAGATCATAGTTCTTCTGCATGTCTGTCATACAATCGACACACGTGGAAATTGAGCCTAACATTTGAACTCCAAAGAAATATGCAAAGGTGGTAAGGGCTATTAGAAGGAAATAGTATCCCTGGATTGCATGCTGCGTGCAGCGTTGGAAGGTCGTCCATCCTGTCATGTCGGGGAAGAAGATTGCTTTGAGCACATATAGTACCCAAACTACCATGTCTTTACATCCATTGAACAGCTTCATAAAGAATGCTTTCAGACGACCGAATAGGGAGTCGTCTGTACCTTCAGTAAATTGTCCATGGTACTGGGTGTAATCTTCTTCGCGGTAGGTGGTGTCAAAACATCTAACGTCTGTGGCATTAAAACCGTCACCCATTTTTGGAAAGTGTATATGGTATAGTGTTCCATTATGGCGGTACTCAAATGAAGTTGGTTCAGTGGATTTGAATACCCGACCTATGTGTTTTGGGTGGTCTGTGTTAACACTGTTGATTACTCTGTTGATATCCCAATCTGTTTGGAATTCCTTTGCGGGGAAGGAACCAAATCGGGCCACGAGCATGGATCTCTTGAAGTTTCCATCAACGGGTTTCACATCCATAACAGGTCGTCCTTCAGGTGTTACGAAATTACAGGTGCGAGCACCATTGTAATTACCATAATACATATTCCATGGGTTCATATCTACAATGTTCGTGTCTCCTGCTTGTTCTTCGGCATAGACTCGTTGCATGAAGATGTTCTGTTTGGCAACCACTCCATCAATGATTAAATCAAGGTATTGAGTGAGGTTGATTTGTTGCCATAAGCCCTGACCAATTTCATGCACATCTTGCTGGCGTGTTACATAAGTGTAACCTGACATTTTAAAGAATTGTAGGTGGCTGAAGGTGTTGTCATGATCTCTATTTCCAGTCAACCATGCACGATACTGAGCATCATTTCCATTAAAGCGAACTCCGACTAAGGTAAATCGTCTGGCTAGCGCTCTAATATCTCTGATAGTTTCAGATCGCGTGGGGAATCGGTTTGCTGAGACTTGAACTATGCGACTACAGTAAGGTCTTCCCTTTGATTCTAACTCTGCTTGGTTGGTTGGGAAAGGTACAGCAGAAATCAAATTGAAGTACGCAAGGTGGTCAAGGTCCTTTTGGTCTTGGAATCCGTCATCAACATTGTGATACTCTTGACCGATGTAGCCTGAATAGTACTTATCTGTCTGGTTTTGAGACCAAGATTTCCAATGGGGTACGGAATCAAGGAACTCAGAATGTGGTAAGTGTTGTGGGTTAGTCGATGGTAGACTACATCTCTCCTTCACTCTCCTTGCAATTAGACCTGGTGTACTAGATATCAGAGTTGATTTTCCAATACCTCCTGCTCCCAGTGTGCAAATGCCTAGGGGTTCGACTCTAGAATGAGCCTGGCGCTGCATGGTCATAACGGTAGTCATAACTTTGGTCATGTCGCGCTTTAGCAAGGCACACCGTTGGCGGTGAGTAAGGTCATTAATAATTTCAAGGTTGGAATAGATTTGTTGGAGGGTTTGAACATGAGATTCTAAGACTCTGAGATGATTTGGGTCCAGAAGGGATCTGGGATCATTAGTTAGTTTTAGTTGGTAATTGAGTAGAATTTGTTCAAGATTGTCCAGTTCGTGGGAAAGGCGGACAACTTCTTCCTTGTGTTTGTCTGTAACAATTCCAAGTTGGACAAGGAGAGTTTTGAGGTACCCTAGTAGGGTTGTGATGCCTAGGATTCCACGATCTACTTTCCAGAAGTTCATGAGACCATCAGGTGTAAATAACAGTTTGGCAAGTTTGGAGAAATCCATCTGCTCTTCAGCATCGGCTGCAAAAAGTAGGTTGGTTAGTTTTGATCCTAATTTCTCAATAAGGACACCTAATGCACCCGTGGCTGACAACAGATCAACAAATCTCTCCAGAGAACATCCGTTATACACCATCAAGGAGATCTTTCCAAGAATGTAAGGTAAATTTTGTGAAGATGCTAAAAATATTCTTCCTATGGACCCAAGAGTTTCAATGGTTGGCCCATCAGGTCGTAGAGTGTCTTTTACAGATGACACTATTGACTCTATTTTGGCTGTTAGACCGTCCAGGGTGTTGTTGATGGTAGCACTTGTTTTCTTCCAGTCTTCAGAAGACTTTGCTGCATTATCCATAAAGGTGGATGCATTGGTGAAGAAAGAGAACATTTGCTCTTCTGCGTCTGGACCAGTCAACAGGCCTAATATGCCATATAATTGGTTTATTTTTCTAACATCGTCTGGTGGTAGGATGTCAAGAATCATTAAAGTTTGTTCTTCAGTAGGTCTCGCCTTTAGCATTAAAGTGAAGAAATTTTCAAACATTTGACCAACACTTATCCCTTTGGTTGAAAGGCAGGCTGTTAGTTCTTGGGTTAAAATGTTGTAAATATCTTCTGTGGGGTACAGTTCTGCTAAAATTGTGGCATAGCTTTCGAAGAAATTCCAAAATTTTTGTTGACATTTATCACGAATTTGTAGAAGTAGAGTTTCAACTTTAGGTTCTGTGAATCTTAAATTTTGAGTTTTTCTGGCTCTTATCTTTGGTAGGAGTTTGTAAACTTCTTTCTCTACTAAAATTTCTGGTTCCTCCTCATACTGATCAAAATAAATGCGAGTTCCATTTTCATAGGTCCAGGTACTAAGGCCAAGTCCGGTGATCTTGTAATCGATTTCTGTTGTGAATAGAGTTGATTGAGGTTTAAGAGTTGACAAAGACATGATCTATATTGAGGCCACTTATGATCAAATTGGCAGTTGTCACAGATCCTCCCCTCAAACATGATCACAAAATTAGGTATTGATAGGCATCCAGCATTGGCGGTCTGGTTACGCGTAGTCCTCTTAACTTAAACTAAGGTGAGATTCAATCAGAGGGTACCCTGCGTATCAATATAAATAGTTCGTCACATTTAAGATCGACTAAACTAAGATTGTGAACAATGAAAGATAGAAGGTATTAAGTAACGGGGCCGGTGATCGTCCCATAGCGGCAAAAATCGTACTATAAAGGGGTCGAATCCTTATAGGGTCGTTTAGCGAGGTTACCTCTCGGGCAAGCTTGTCGCTTCCATTAACTTCAGTATCTTATTTTAAATCCTATACGGTGGATTCCTAAGAATTGGGTCTCAGGTGCCTAAGGGGTGGAATTATTTTCAATCTCTGCTTCCAAGAGATAGTATTATTTTATAGTTCTAATACTAAGAACTCTAGTATTGACTGGTAGAACACTGTCCAAATTGCCATAATAAGGTCTAAGGCTACGCCTATAGAATTCTTACTAATTGACAAAAATCGCGTAATTTCTACTGAAAATACTAAGTTAACATTGATTAAGACTTTGATTTACAAAACGATACAAAGACACTTAAACGTTACATTTTACGAAAACTGCATTCCGGTTCAGATATGACTAAAAAGTTCATATCTGACCAACAGGGAAGAGGCAGATCAAAATGGGAGGTGGTTAGCCCCCCAG